AGCGGCCAACTGCATAGCTGTGTTGCCAGTGAAGGGTCCCGCGGATGAGGATTTAGCAACCCAAAGGCCGAAAGCGCCGCCGCCATATGCGCCGGATTGAAACCAATCAGTACGCCAGCCGGCTTTGGACGCGGCAGTTCCGTCTTTATTTGTGTCTTGCTCTCCGAGCACACGCACGTATGTAAGAGGAGCCACATTGGCACCCAAGAAAGCTTTAGCAGCATACGTTCCATACATTGGCGATTGAAGATTAACTGTGTCTCGCGATACATCACCGCCGGCATTGCCGGGGACTGTATCTCCAAATACTTCTACAAATTCTGAGTAGGATTGTACTTTAACAGGCTGTCCGGCTGGGCCGCGGGGCGCGCGGCCAATAATAACGGGCCCAATCGCATCAGCGGATTTTGGCACGAAAGAGTTGTCAATTTCATTAATGAAAACTCCGGGAGATACAAACTTGAAATCTTTTACTGACATTCTTTATTTCCTTATCGTGTTTGTTTTAATTAGTAATTAATAGTGGTATTAGTCGTCAAATGATGCGCCGGTTGAAAGAATTACGAAGTCAATCGCAATATACTCGATGGCGCGGGCTGGCTTGATCATGATCTTGGCATACAAAATGTTGCGGTCAATCAAATCTGCCGTAGTTGTTGATTCATCCAAGATGAGTCGGTAATCGGTGATCCCAAAGTCCGTCTTGACATTCGCCAAGAATGGCTCAATGAGGCCCTTAAATCTATTCCAAGTCGCTTGGACGTTCTGTTCAAAGAGAACCTTAGTAGAGAGAATTGAAATTTGCTTCTTCAAATAAATCACCAATCTCCGGACATTGATTCTGTCAAGTGCAGAGGCGCGCTCTTGAAGCGTCTTTTGGCCGAACACAACAATCCCGCTAGAGGGGAACGAAGCAATCGGGTTAACGCGGGCATCGTAAAGGGTGTCGCGATTCCGCGAAGTAAGGCGCGTAACGACATTCGTAATGGGGATCCCCGCAGCGCCATCAGTCAATCCGCCGCGATTAAATCCAGCAGGAGCAAACCAGATCTTAGCGGAACGCTCAGAGCTAGCCAAAACACCCAACATGGCCACACTGGGTGGTACCCAAAGAAGCTGGCCAGTAGTTGCATCGCGAGTTTGAACCCACGGATAGAAGGTGGCGCCGTAAGAAGAATCTACGCGGCGGGCAATCATGTTGTTTGCAATCTGGATGGGAGTGTAGGGGAGGCGGGCGGCTGGGTCCGACTCGTAGCCCTCAGCGGGCGGCTTATAAGCATTGGAAATATCAATTAATGCCAATGCGTCGGCGCGGCTTTCACACGTGTTAATCATATGACCAGTGAGGGAGTCCAAACCTAGTCCAGGGGCTGCCAACATATTCATATCTATGACTTCGGGATCAGCCACCGTGTCAATGGCGCGTTTCCAAGTAAAATATATCGAATCATTAGTATTCGTCGAAGTTGTGGCGCTCATTCCACTATTATATGTGGGATCGGGTACTCGAATGTTAAACCCATCAGTTCCGCCCCAGAAAGGAGCAGTAAATTTATTAAGATCATTATCCAGAAGATCCGTGTAAGAGCCAAGAGCGGACACACTTCGTCCCGGACCGCTTCCGGCGCGAGAGCCTGACTTATAAAATGCGCTAGCATAGCCACCACTGCCTGTGATGATATCATCCATAGTAAAGATATATGAAAAGGCATCAAGTCCAGTGGTGCTCGATTCGCTTGGATCGTACCCGCTTGCAAGTTGGGTCCACAACATTCCAAAGTCCTTAACACTAGGATCTCCGGAGGTGCTGCCAGAAGCGCGAGTAGTTTGATAGCCAAAGTAAGCGCGCGTATAATTGCTTAAGCCGCCGTTGGATGCAGAATGGCGAAGGCGCACGGAGGGCCACGCCAATGATGCAGTAAGGCCGCCCATCGCAGCGGTGAGTGCCATCGTTTCGCCGGCGGCATTCCAGAAATTGGAAAGAGTTTTTCCAACGTTAGCATATACAGAAGAGCTGGGGGTGTACGTAGCGCCGGCGGGATGATCACCTGCGGCGCCGCTTTGATAATATGTAGGAGTTGTGGGAATCGGGGGGCCTTGATAGCCAAAAGGAACCAGTGCTTCTAGCCCTTCTCCACCGCCATTATCAATGGCCGCGTTAACCTGCACCCAAACAAACTTGGAGCGATTGGGATATTTGCCATACTCCACAAGACGGCGATCGGATTCGTTCCACTTTTGATAGGTGTCGCCGATTTGCTTTCCAATGTAGTTGGGCGAATTCGGATTAAGATCCAAATTGTCAAAACGCTCCATAACTTGAACATTGTTGTCAGTATCATTAATTGAGCGGATAACAACAGAGAAAGTGCCATAATCACTAATAGTTGTATTTGACTGGCGAATTCTTTCAATAGAAACTTTGCAATTTTTACTTAGCCATTGGCCATGGCCTCGATCGCGAAGACGAAAAAGCTTAGTGGCATTTTCCGCGTTAAATGACGTCGCAGTGCCCGTGTCCTGGCCAATAAACCACCCGGTAACAGCCTCGCGGGTCGCTTGCCCGAGCATGTTGGCGGGGCCCGGCGGGGTGCCCGATGTGGATCCGCTTTCTTGAATTCCCGCGATGATGCCGACCAGAGTGGTGGCGCTGGCCAGGCCACTATCGCGCAATTCTTGCTCAAATGATTCCCCCAGCCAATAATCTTTTTCAGCCGAAGTGGGATAGAAATTCCCACTTACACGTAATTGGGGGCTTGTGTTAAACTTCTTGCGCAAGAAGTCAGAATTAGAATCATTAAGAGTGAAGGAGATTTTTTCAGGACTGGTAGCGTTCTTGGACCCACTCACTAGAAGCGTGAAAACTCCCGAAGCGTCTGAACACACCATGGCGCCCTGAGAGGGACATTGACTGTCGCTATACGCGTCCAGCCACGTGTCTTGTTCGGTGGTGCCCTTGTCCATCGACCCAAAAAGTGTTCCGGAAAGATTAATGCCGCCATTATCAGTATACCAAATAGCAGCTAATTGGAATGAGCCAGTACCGGTAAACACCGGATCGGCAGCATCTGCCGAGGAGGACTTGGCGATCCAAAGTCCGTAGGCGCCACCGCCACTGGCGATTCCGCTCTGAAGTTGATCTGTTCTCCAGCCGGCCTTTGAGGCTGTGGTGCCGTCCTTGTTGGTGCTCTGCTCTCCAAGCAAGCGCACGTATGTAAGAGGAGCCACATTGGCATTTAAAAACGCCTTGGCGCCGTATGTGCCGTACATCGGTGACTGCAGGTGTGCCGTATTGCGAGATACGTCCCCGCCGGCGCGGCCCGGCACGGTATCGCCGAATACTTCTACAAATTCTGAATATGATTGAACCTTAATCGGTTGGTTTCCAATGCCTCGCTGCGCGCGCCCAATAATAACGGGTCCAATTGTGTCTGCTGTTTTCGGTACAAAGGAGTTATCAATTTCGTTGATGAAAACCCCAGGAGAGACAAACTTGAAATCTTTTACTGACATTCCTTACTCCCTTTCTTCTTAAAACAAATGCTATACATTGTTTTTTGCCATCAACCTTAAATAGTATTTTCAATTTCAAAAGGCGCTAAAACTCCTGAACTAAACTGATAATATGGCTTTCAGTTCAGGAAGTGCGTGATTTTCGCCACTTAGGGCCTTAAAATCTCTTAAACCCAGTAGGTCCCGACCCTGAGCCCGGCATATTCTGTTGGAAGTAGTCGTTTGACATGGTTGTGCCGGCGTCATTGGCAAAAGAGTCTTCATGAATAGATGCGGCACCGAAGAAAGAATCCTCTCCCGTTACGATTGTCTCGCTAGGATATGTAATCTCTACAAAATTTTCATCGATGCGAACAATGGGGCGGTCATCGTTGGGGCCCTCACCGATGAGATATCCCAATACTCTAATTATAATTTCAGTGGTAAACATACGCATATCTTCGTCAAGATTACTAACATTATTATTATGAGTAAAATCTTGATCAATGAATGCTTCATATAGGTGACCATTTCTACGCATTACAAACGAATTAATCTGGCCGGTTCGGGCCATAAACGGCGTCATCAACTCGTTCATTTGCTGCTGGTATTCAGTTTTTATCGTTATTTTGTAATCCACATTAATATAAACAGGGATTGGGATCGATAGATATTGAATGACAAGTTTTTGGTTCACTCTCGGATAATAATATTGTTCTGCGGCTTCGGTGGATGTTCTCGTCCCAGCGGCAACAGCAAAATTGCGTGTTTTATCTTGCTTGATGCGCTTTGCTAAAACGATGCGGCCTGTGCGACCATTTTTATCAGTGGAATAAGTTTGTGCCTGGTATGCGCCTTTGCGAGAGGGGTCTTTGGCAATATTGGTGCGCTCGACGCTTATCAGGGGCAACTTCAGGGCGCCCCCGTCATCTCGGAGTGCCTCATTGTTCTTAATTTGGTAAGAGCGTTCCGGCGTTTGCCACAGAACGGGTACTTGGGTGAACCCCTCGTTGCTTTTGGCGCTGAGGTTTAAATCTTCTTTGACCCAAGACACCAAAGCAAAATCGATTGTTTCAATCGTAGAGGAAAGCAATCCCAATTCTTCCAAAGTGGTGCTTGTGGCGCCAGGTGGCAGCATTGCAAAACTAAAATCATCAGGTAGCATCAAAAAGTCCCTTTCTTGCTCTTCTGCATCTTGCAGAAATTTCAAAACTGTGGCCTACTTGCCCAAAAAGCTTACGCGCTGCAGCCAATTTCACGATCTCATAATAATAAGAACCATAGAGCACAAAATCACCCTCTCGAATGTACATATCTTGATCTTCGGTAAGTCGTCGTTCATGAAAGTGTACATTTATCTCCCAAGTCTTGTCAATTCCGACATTTTCTAGATATTCCGTTGAATAATCTGTAAACTCAACCAGGGCGTATATGCGAATTGGAGGGAGATAGGTTTTTTCCATTGCCTCACCGTACAATTCATGAAAATCGGTAGTTTTCATGTCAATGGCATAATAGAGAATTTGCTGTCCGATGACTTTTTCTATAAGCTCATCGTTTACCTGCTTAACTAGGTTACGCTCTTTCTCCCCCAAGAAGAGTGGCGGCGGGGGCTGTGCTGGCCTGTTCCATTCATTTGACATTTAAGTTACCCCACAAAGATCGGCAAAGGCGACCCCTTAAATACTGTTGCGGTGGCATCAGCAGTTTCTGAGTCATACTTAACCAACTCTTTGTATTCAACCTCTTTGAGCATCTCTGCGAGTTTATCCTTGAGGTTTTGTTGTTCTTCTTTGGCTTGCGAGAGCAAATCTGCATGATTTAACGTAACCGATTCGCCAGGAATGGGTATTTGGGTAAACTTTCCTCGAATTTGGCCCAACATCTCCTTACACAGCGCTAACGCATACTTGCGGATCCACTGCTTGCCCATAGAGTTGATGTTCTCATAAGGAATATTGCCAAATGGCACCGTGTTTATATTATTGATGCCCTGTGTTCCATCAGTGAAGTCTGAACTTTCTTCCCACGCGTTTTGATCGTCTATATAAAACCGGAACCACATTCTATCAATACCACTAAAGTCCCAATAGCCAGGATCGGGATAAAGACGCAGCTTGTTATTGATGACCTCATACGAGAAATTGGAAGTGCGCGTGAAAATAGAATCCTCGTACATCATGGCCTGTAGTTTGTTTTGCCACGTCGGAATAAGCTCAAAAGTAGAGTCGTCAGAAAATTGACCATACGTTGACATATTGCCCACCACTCCAATGCCCCCATAATAGCCGTAAAAGCGCCACATGGCGCGCGGGGTCTTGTAGAACACCTGGGTAATGATGATGCGCTTGGTGCCCACTTTGCCGGCAAAGGCGACTGTTGTGCCCCCATCATCCACACCGCTAGAGGATGCGTCTTCAATAATTTGCTGCAGGTCATAATCTTGTTTTTTGCTCTGCGGCTTAAATGATCCTGAATATTGTGCTACAGCACCACCAAGACCACCCATTGAAATCATAGTATCGCCAACTCTCTTAGAATACCCAATTTGAAAACGAGGATATTTTAAACTCACACCTGCTGGGCCGTCGGTTAGCTCGCCCTTATAATCAAAGGAGCCCGTGGTGTTTCCCAACACGCTCGAAAGCACATTTTTTCCTTGATGTAGATTAACAATATATGAATACTCTAAAACCGCCTCTTCGTATGCAGAATAAACGTTTGAAGGTGTAAGCTCAATGTCAACCACATCGCCGCCCAACTTTTTATATACATAAGCTACTTGCGCGGAGGCACCGCTAATGAATTCGGCAGAACCGGAGTACATGCCGAAAGGCAAGGATCCGGTAACCAAATCTGTGCTGCCAGTAGAAGTTAGGACAATGGCGCTAGCTTGAGATTTGGGACTAAGGTTTGTCGGCACACACGGGCCCTCCTATTTGATAAATAGTTTTATCAAGTACAAATACCGACCATGGCACCACTTTATTATGATGTCTTCTTTTTAACGCTCTTTGTCTTCTTAAATGTGGCCGTGGTGGTCGTTTTTGTTGTGTTTTTGGTCGGCGTGGTTACTTCGGTTTCCGTTACTTTAACCGCGGGTGCGGT